CGGCGAACGTGGTATCGCTACCACTCGCTACCGTGGCCAAACATGTACCCATCGGCCCGCCACCATTCGACGGCTTAACCGTAACGGCCTCAAACTTAGCGACCTTGTTAGCGATTACCCCAGTTTGGAGGTTGTCACCAATAGCCACAGAAGTCGTAGTACCATCAACTTTGACCGCTGAGTGGTAGCCGTAGACCTGAACCTTACCAACTGAACCGCTGGTGATCGTTTCCGTAGCCACGCCGACTACCATTTCTCCGGCAGTAGTCGTAGAGACTTTAACGGCCTGTTGCGTTGCGGTCGTGTTGGCTGCATCAAGAATGACGCAATCTCCATTAGCAAGCGCACTAAGGTTCGTTAGGGCAAGAATGTACCTGGCTCCATCAGAATCAGGAACCGTTGTAAGTGATTCGGCATCATAAATATCAGCCATTTACGTCAACCCCCTAATAACCCCATTGTGGCGAGGATTAGTAGTGATGAACTGACCGTACCAGAGCAAGAATCCAATCCTGCCGTCTTGTGAGGTCGGTTCATGCAGCGGCCACAAAGTGAAACCGCGATTGTCGGTCTTGAATGTCGGGTGGTTCAGGTAGTAGTAATCAATGGTGTTCATATTGAGCATGTACCAGAAACCAGCCGTACATCTTGGGTCTTTCAGGACTTCCGCACCACGGTAGGTCAGCTTATCAAAGCCGCCATCCGCTTTCGGAAAACCATTGGAACTGAACTCGAATCTCGCTTGCGGGTGTAAGGTCTGCTCGTAAGCAGTCCACATAGCAAGAGTCGTGATGTGCAGATCAACCGCTTTACCAAACTGCTCGATGTCATCGAGTCGTGTTGAAAGCAGAGAGACAGCGAATGCCCCTACGCCATCAACATAAGACCCTTTCCACCAAGTATTGTTGGTACGGTTAATCCCGCCGTAAACATTGTCGTTGGTGCCGTCATCAGCGACGTTAATCAGGCCATCGGGGACTTTAGAACTATCCCCAGACCCATCGCTAAAGATGTAGCCACCGAACTTTTCCTCCAAGGACAACTTAGCGTCCTCCATGTCGAGAGCAACTAAGTCCTCGACCTTTTGAATCCCACCGTTCTTAGCAACCTCAATATTAGACACTGCAATAGGCTCAAAGACTTGCTTCCAATCAAATTGGGCTTGGGTGCGAGTCGTCTGCAAGGCCGCAGGAAGAACCTCAAGACCAGCGTAACCGCCGCCTTGGGTGCTATTCTTAAACCTTACAATCTTATTGAGTGTCGTACCGCCGTCTTCACGCTTCGCTTTGTTAAGGAAACGATTAAGAGCTGGCGAATCTTTGACAATTGCGTCCGATACGTTGGGAAGAATGTTTGACCTGGTTATTGCCGTCAGCCGACCGAAGTCTGCAACCGCCATAACTATTCCTCCTTATGTATCAATCCTTGTAATGTTCCCTCGATTTCCGCATTATCTCTAATGCCGTCATCTTTTGGTGGTCAGGGTTGTTGGTGTCATAGACCCAACCTAGTTTTCCCTGCTGGGCTGTCCCACCAGTTGCGCCACCTGTATTTGCCTTACCTTTACGAGTTAAATCCGCTTTTGTCTTTGCGGTAGCTACGGCTGCTGCGCCCTTACCGGCTAAATTCTGGGCAATAATCTCTCTGGTACTGACAGCAGAAGCAAACACTTTCTCTACCTCTGCCTCAGACACGCCTGGATACTTAGCTTTTACAACAGCTATTTCTGCTGCTTTTTGTTGGGCGTCTGTAAGTTGTTCAACTTGACCACTAAGACCACCAAACTGTTCTTCGTACTGCTGTTTGGCTAGTTGTTTAATCCTACGGTCAAGCTCCTGCATGGCTTGGCGACTTTCTTCCGGGTACTGTGTGTAGGCTTCTTCTTGTGCTTGCGCCTCTTGCTGTCTGCGTTGGTCTGCTTCGGCTTGCTTTGCTTGTGTGTAGCTCTGATTTAACTCATCAGTACGGCGTTGAGCATCGGCGGTTGCGGCGTTAGCCGTTGCGAGTTGCGCCCTTAGTTGGTCTTCAACAGACTCCGTAGGCGTTTCCTCGACGGATGTACTCTCATCCGTTTGCACATCTGACTGCTCCTCGACTTGTTCTCCCACTTGCTCAGTTGCCTCAGTAGCGCTCATGAATGCTTCTGGGCTTGAGATGGGAGCACCTTGGTCTGGTGTTGCTTGGTCATCTGGCATGTTTTACCTCCTGGTAATAAAAAAAGACCTAAAATCAGGTCTTAGTTCCAATATGTCTACTGCGCTGGCGGCGGGGCTGCACCTCCCTGTGCGCCACCTTCGATAAAGGCTACTGTTGCTTGTATGTGTTCTTGAATCACTTGTTGGATTTCCGGTGGAACCTTGTTGGCTACTTCTTCAAACATCATCACATGAGCTTCCATGTGGAGGTCGTGGTTATCTAATTCATTCACATCTATCTGTTGACCCTGTAAGAGCAAGATGTTTTCTTGTTGCGGGTCATTCCCCACTACTTCTTCTGGCACTTGCCCTGGGGCTTGTCCTGTCTGCCATAAGGCAAGATTCTCAGCCATCTGTTCAGGGTTCTGGAACTCTAGGGCTTCAAACATATCTACCGGAGCCATAAACCCTTGCTGGCCTAGCGTCAATGCCTCTTGTCGTCTTGTCTCTTTGTTGACCGGCAATGTCGAACCAGGTTTAACCCTGATGTCCATGCCATCATCTATGTCGCCAGCGGAGAACTCAAAAAAGTCTCTTGTGTCGTTGATTCCGTGTACCTGTATCAGTTTCGGTTCGGTGTAGAACAGTTTCATCAACTGAATCCACCATTTGTATACCTCTACCGTCGATGTCTCTAGTTGACGTACGAGAAGACGTACAACTACTTGGTCTGCCTCTGCTTGTCGTGAGACTTGGGTAGCGGTCTGCTTCCCTACCGCTTTAGCTCCACGGCTTACTTCGTGTTGGCCTGATATGTCATCGAATATCCTTTGTGAGTGGAACATGTCTTCGATGACGTACTGAGGTAGTCCGACCCCGCTTACTCTTTGTACTGATCCTGGTATTGTCGCCATTCCAGGGAAGTTACATATCGCTCCTGGCATATTAACGACTTGGCCCTCTACGGTTGTTGCATCAATGGCTGTTCCGTCGAACCATATCTGTGAGTTCGCTACATCGTTAGCGTTATCGTCTATCTGCTGTTTGCGCTGGTTGATGGTGTGGATAACCGGCAAGAGCTGTTTCATTACGCCACTGGAATAGAGTTGTTTGCCGTCATTAACAGACTTTAGCTGCACAAACGGCTTCATCGGACGGTCAAAGAAATTGAGAATGGGTGTGAAACTGGCTTCTATTTCTGCCTGTATTTCTTCCGTTATCTCTATTCCTTGTTGCTCTATCACTGGTATTTGTTCTTGTAGGAACTGCTCTAGTTGTTCTTCTGGCTCTCTCCACTCCCACAAGGGGTTACGTTCTTTCTTGATTACCTTTTCTCCACCAATGATTATCATTACGTCGTCAGTCCAGATATGGTCTACCGTAATGGCGTTCTCTGGTGTTGATTGGTGAATGCTGCCATGTGTTATATCCATGTCCGTATCGGTGGTGCGGTTATCATTGATGTTGGGGCCATTAAGGTCGCTGGTGTCAAAGAAGTTCTTTTTGAGGTCAAACTGCTTTGTCAACCATGCTGCTGTGCGTGTCTCTCGGTAGACTATCCAATCCGCTTCCTGTAGGTGTTTGGCATTCGGTTCGATAAACAGGTTGTGCGGAGGGACTAAGGCACAATCAACGTCATCCTCATGGAAGTTCCAAAAGGGATGAAAGAACGTATCAGCGTACTTAGTCTGCTGAATAGCTGCCTCAGGCAACTTCTCCTGCATCTTCTTTTCTTCCCACTTCGCGCCAAGCGTCTTATCTACCAGTCTTGCTCTTTGTAGCGCAGACTCATATTCTTCTTGGTCATTAGAAGCAGCGGGTATCGCTACTGGTTGTGGGCGCTGGTCAGTGATGAGCCCTGCCTGGTTACGCACAAAAGGAAAGACCAGGTTAAGTACCGTATCGCTCTTGTAGACAGGGCTATCGTCTTGCTCCCCGCGCACCAAGGACTCGGTATCGCCCTCAAATATCTTATCAGCTCTATCCCATTCTTTACGCTTGGCGCTGTAGGAGTGTTTCTTGGCAAGCTGGACAGCGATGTCTCTCTTATGGATTATAGTGTCGTCGTCATCCTTAATATCGAAACTAAGGTCTAACATCAACTCTTTACGTTCTTCTTCTGTCAGATTAGTCGCCAATCTCTACCCCTTTTATTTTGACTATTAAGCACATAGTCTAAACTGGCCTTATAGAACTCACCAGTTGGCTTGTCTTGCTTGTCTGTCGTGACCGACACTGGATGATGAACCAGCTTTGTTAGAGCGACTTTGAAGTAGATGGTCGCATGACTAAAGTGGTCAGCTCCGTGGTTCTCCCACTTATCACGTTCTACGTTTAGTCTCTTGTCGTATATCTTTGACTTGTAAAGAGACTCCCAATGTCTAATGTACTTCTCTAGACCCTCGGCAGAGGTGTTGTGGTTCTTGATGATTTTCATTCTGCCGCTGGTGAAATCATCTATCGTTTCGTCAATGACTCTGGTGCGGTCTACATAGACGACACCAAACTTCTCGCCAGTTGCCCAGCGGATAGTCTCTCTGTCTGCTTTGTCTATCTGATAATCACAGCCGAATAGTCGGCCACGGTTCTCTTTCATTAATCGGCGGGTGACTGTTGGATCACCCTTGAGGTCAATGACCGTTACAGGATTGTGTTTGGCTATCAACGACTTGGCTTTCGCCTCATCACACACTAACTGTAAGAAGATGCCCTTTTCGTTACCCATGACTACGTGCCACTCTGCGCCGGTATCAATACCCATAGCGACAGGAAGATGTGCGTGTTCGTCCTCTGGTATATCTTCTCTTGCCCGCATGATGATGTCGCGGTCTACGGTCGTGTCTGAACCTTTGTATGGCAGACCAAGAACAAAGTTGTGGAAGTATGCTTGTCCACCAGGTTCATAGGCTTTCTGTACTATGTAAGAGGCGTTATGCCAGTTGCACATCAGATGGTTGAGCCAGTACCCAGAGATACCAGACGTTTCGTGTGGAACCCAGATACCGTCTG